CGCAGACAGGAGGGCACCATACCACCCAGAGGGTGATGGGTACCAGTAGTAGTCACATACGCCCTCATTGGCAGCTCCACCAACCTTATCAATGAATGAGTAGCCCTTATGGTTGTGAGACATTGTAAGTCCATAGCCAGATGCCAGAGGCAGCTCAGATGCCAGCTCATAGCCAGCTGGAACGGTTGTAGCACTGTCAGAGTGAGAGGTGAACTTAGTAGGATCCTCACACACGTAAGCCTCAGAAACACCCTCCTTATGCCAGATCAGTACATCGTCTGCCAGCATCGTGAGATATTCAAAAGGCACCTCCAAACCACGGTAAGATGTAACCTGGATGGTCTTATCATTACCAGAGTTTGCCCAGTTCTTGATCACGTAGGAAACCTTACCAGTGTTGTTACCCAGTGTGGCAGTAACACCACATGGAACGAAAGGATTGTAGCCGTTGTGGGTGTTCCACTCACCACCATTCACAGAACATCCGCTACCTAAGCCTCCCTGGTGGAAACCGTCAGCTGTCAGTGTTGTGGTGTAGGTGTCCTGGCAGTCCATAGAGGCATATTCAACCCTCTGGAGCCATGCAATTTCATTGTACACCCTGTAAACTCCATGATGGATGCCGTTGCCAGCAGCGTTGCACCATCCACGCACTGTATTCTTATTGACAGATGTACGTGCCATACCTACAAAGCTCCTGTATGTACCATCGTAAGATGCAGATCCGTTACCACCCCTGAATCTGGCAGCATTCTCAGTGAATACAGGCAAACCGTCTGCATCCCTGGCAATTTCGTTGCCATTCCAGGTAAGCCAGCAGCCACAGACAGGCTTTTTCAGCTGATCATCGTAGGTACCAAAGGTGAAAGAGATTGCCTTACGCTCCATCTTGATAAAGCCAGGCAGCGGATATTCAGAGTAAGCCCTGAGCCACTTAGTACCCTCAAATTCCATACGGAAATAGTACTCAGGCTTTTCAAGCATTACGTTACCATCGGTACTGTCAATGATGGCAGCAGCACCAGAATCCCTTTTACGGCTGTCATTCTGTCCGAGGTAGTACTTAACGGATCCATCCTCATTCTCGACAAAGCGTCTTAGCTTTTGCTGGATGGGTAAGGTACGGTGCAGATCCAGATTGCCCACCCTGGTAAGGTGACGATCCCTGCTTGTAAAATCACCCTGTACGCCATACCACATATCGTAAGGGTATTGTGGCTTAGATGAGCCACTTGCTAAAAGTAATCCCATAGCTTTACTGTTTAATTGATTCACCAGCTCCCCAGTAAACATCGTAGTCACTCAGCGATATAGCGTCTGGGGAAATTTCCACTATAGCAGCTGGTGTCCAGTCACCTACAGGCACTGGAAAATCACTGGTCTCTTTGTCACAGAGACACTTACACTGGATGATAGTGTTCTGTTCCATTGAGGGCTTTTTAGACCTCACGAAAACAGAGAAAGGAACTCCTCCGTTCAGTTTGAAACCATTTGTGAGGTCTGTTATTTGTCCTTTGGATAGGATCCTCAGGCTGTACATTTCGTTCATATAACTTGATTTAATTAAGAAAACTACTGCAAAAATAATAAAATGTGTTTAATAAACACACCTCTAAGGCGTTATTTTTAATGAAATTATGATATTTTGCCATGTTTCACCTCCATATATCTTACTTTTTCATCCTTAACACCTCCTTTCTGGAGTTAAACAGATGGATCCAGCCAACCAACCTGTTCACCTGGTTAATTATTCTGATTTCCCCGTAAGCCTTTTTAGAGCAACCTCCAGGCTGTTGATATTATCCCTAATGGACTGCCTGGATGTATGGAGATCCTGGGCATTGTAAGGCATAGCCTCACCGACCAGGAAAGCCTCATAGCACTTGATCACCTTGTAATCGGTGTTATAAAGTTCCTCTTTGAGTGCCTTGATCTGGTTTTTGTAATAAGCCAGATTCTGGATCTTCTCATAGGTATAGCCTATGTGATCATCGTACTCCACAGCAACAATCCTGACAGCATAGCCAGGAGCACACTCCAGCTTGCTCTCATCAATCTCATCCAAAGGCTTCCAGCCATCCTTTTCAAGTTCGGCTGTCTGTGCCTCCACTGTCACGATACGCTCTTTTACCTTGGTAACACCTTTCTCTGTTACCTGGTAACGCTCTGGGTATGCCTCTACCTCTCTGGATCTCAGCACACCATCTTCTATTTTTCCGTATCTTACCATATCTTTAGAAATGTATTCTTCTTACACACCATATTTCTTTTTTCACAGAGTTCTTATACCATATACCAAAAATGGCTATCACAGTATGCCCCTCGCCACAATCATAGTAATCATTCTGAGAGGTGTCATCATACATTACTTGCCCTGACTGAGGATAAATCCGCAAAGCTCCACCACCCATTTGATGGAATAATATCACCCTGCCCTCATAGCCATCGTTTGGCAAATACACATTCTTTGTAATTCCACTATTGGCTACACCAATAACCTGGCTTACAGATTTTCCAACATACAGGTCTGTGCCTTTGGAACTATCTCCAATGTATTTAGTGTAAAGCATGAAACCGCACGCTTTCAAATCGTAGAAATACCCTCCATAGGCAGGAGCATTGCTGTTGTTTATTGCCGTACCATATACACCTGCGATCATAGCCTCATCAGCCCCCAGCTCCCATTTTGATTTACTGACATTACCAAAACCCAAAGCCACCATTGCAGCCCTCCTGATGTAGCCTGTTACACTTGATACGGCTTGTGTTCCTGCCAGGTTAGCAAATATGCCTGTTGGTGACATATAGGCTGTACCAGTGCTATAGCTGGGAGCATTCTTTGCTTTCACCTCTACAGTGCCTGTGCCTGCATTCAATTCGATCTTCGATCCCAGGGTAGTTTGTTCTGAGTAGGATCCTCCGCTTACAGAGCTCTCCAGATAGATCCTGGGCACGCTTGCATCCAGCTCGATCTTGTTTCCTGCCCCCAGGGTAGAAACGATCTTACCACCACTATGCCACCAGCTACCGATACTTGCACCCTCTGCCAGGAGTAGGTTAGTGGCTATGCTTTCAAACTGGGCACCAAACGGATTCCATTTAGATGTATCAGTAGGCACTGTGTTGAAAGTTCCAGCATCCACACGTGCTATGTAGTACACACCGTTATACTTGACAGCATCCACCCTGTGACTGGTACCATAGTAGGTAACACTGCCAGAGGCATTGTAGTTACCACGGAATACCAAAGCTGGGCTCTTTCCATCAACACCATCCTTACCGTCCTTTCCATCCCTGGAGGTTGCAAAGACACCATCAGCAACATAGGTGATCACCTCTGCTGGAGGCGTGCTGCTATCATCGTTCTTTTGCATCATCAGAGCGTAACCAGCTGGCAGTCCCTTTACACCTATGAAAGCAAATGGGAAACGTCCTTTTTCGGTATTCTGCACTCCAGCACATCCAAACTGAGCCAGGGCATTCACCAGGTTATCATTCCATCCAACAGCATCAAAGCTGACAATACAGACGAATACGGTTGCATTCAAGCCATTCAGATATGTAGCCATATTGTTGATTGCATCATCAGATCCATAGGTATCAAAGTTCATGGTATCAATAAGCTCCATCGTGTATCTCTCTACAGTGAAAACCGTAAGTCCACGTAGGCTGCTTTGCACTGTACGCTCAGACACACCATTGAAGATCTTGATATAGGCTTTCATGTTGTTATTCAAGCCAGATCCCAGCACATGGATATAGGCAGCATCTTTACCTGGATCACCTGGATCACCCTTACTGCCAGTTACACAGATAGGCGTTGTAACCTTGCTGGTACCATTGGTGTATGATATAACAGATCTCGTCCAGATAAACCAGCCATTCACCCAGCCAGGGTTAGACGTGAGCCAGGATCCATCAGAAAGCGTCTGGCTGCTTGATGATCTGTAGTACTGCTCAACTATAGAGCTTACGCCCACACCATTGTTTCCCTGTGTGCCAGTGATACAGGCAGGCTTTGTTGTGGTTTCCTCACCATTGGAATATGTTACCTTAGTACGGCTCCAGATATACTTTCCATTCTCCCAGGTCGGTGCATCAGTGCTCCATCCACTGGTAGGAGCCTCAGAGTTAGATGAGCTCTTAGCATACTCCACATCCACCTCAGACACACTGATAGCCACGCCATCCTTACCATCGTATGGATTGATACGGAAAGGAGTGCTCCAGGGCTGGAGGATCTGATCAATGGAGCCTGTGAGGACTGCAACAATATCGGACTGAGCCAGGGCACCTTTCAGGATCCTCACACCACGGATCAGGGTTGTGGATCCAAACAGGTTATCATCATAGACAGAGAAACCTACCAGCCTTTCACTCACCACGGATATATCCGACTGTTCGCCATTGATAAACAGCGTACACGTTGTATCATTGAAACGGAAAGCCAGGTGATACCAGGTGTTGGCATTGAGGTTTAGCGTTTTCTCCACATAGTCAGCACCATTGTAGCCACAGATGATCCACTTTACAGGTGTGGTGGTTACTTTCATAAACAGGCACAGCGTAAAGCTCTCACCAAAAGGCAGATCGTAAGGGATCCTACTGTCATTCTGACCTGTCATTTGCAAGGCATCGTGATCACCGTCTGTTACTATCGTATTGCTACCGATATAGCCGTTATAGCCATTGCCTGAAAAATCGTGCAAGCCATCCACGTTAGACACAGGAATATCCACCCTGGTACGATCTACCAGAGCTGATTTCCTACACATGGTACACCATAGGTATTCCAGGGCTCCCACCTGAGGCATGGTCTTAGTCCATCCGTTAGGATCAGGATCATTGGGATTCAGCTCTGGAGGTGCTACAGTGGAGCCATTCTTAGCATATCGGTATTCGTAATAGTCACCAGCAGCGGAATCAGCTCCAGCAGCTCCAGCAGTGCCAGTGAGCCTACTCCACTTATACATGGTAGGATCACTGCTATCCATTTCCTCAAAGTCTGTGTACTGACCTATGTAAGCTCCAGGATCCTCACCGTTATTGCCAGTGAAAGACAAACCGCCATTATTGGAGTATTTCAGGTGCAGATAGGTAGTCCTACCATCCTCACCGTCTACTCCTGGTATTCCTTGCTCTCCCTGGGCATCCCTCCAGCTGTAATCCGCTGGATTATCGGAATCGGTAACTGACTGATCCACGTACATACCTATCCACCTACCAGGCACCTCTCCCTGACCATCAGTGAAATGCTTTCCTCCATCATTGGAGTATTTAAGGTGGAGATATGAGCTGGTACCAGGATCACCCTTGATCTTTCCATTGTTGATCCAGGTAAGTCCATCCCACACATACAGATAGCCATTCACGAAATAGCAATCACCAGGTGAATTTCCTGTAGTAGGCAGATCTGCCACACTGTTCTTAGAGCCCTTAGGCACAATACTGGTACCATCAGCACCCTTTACCTTGAAAGGAGTGCCCCAGGATCCCTCACTGATCACCTTTGCGCTCTTGATACTCATCCACACTACAGCGTCTGTGCTGTTGGTGTGCCAGCCTCCAGTGTTACCTGAGCCTGTAGGCACAGCAGGCTTCTCCAGGCTGTCATTGAACGTATAGAATATAGAGTTACCAGTTTCACCAGCAGCACCCCTGGCTAATATCTCCCAGTATGTGCTGTTAGTAGGCAGATGTCCCTTGCTTGGATCAGGATTATTATACCTGTAGGTACACGTCTGACCTCCATCGGTATAGCTCACCTCATCACCCTTATAGTAGATGTAATCAGGTTTGTACTCTCCACGGTACACTCCGATCTCTGAGGTATCTCCAGAATCAGAGAGCAAGCGCACGTTTCTCAGCGTCAGCTGTCCCCTTGCAGTCACATTCCAGTCTATCGAGCTGTGAGCGTCACCTATCCTGAATGCGTTGCCATCCAGATCCAGGTAGCAATAACCGTCTGATGTGACGATCTTACCAGTGGTGATAGTGTTTCCGTTGATCCTGGTAAAGCCATAGGTGGTTACGAAATCACGGAAAGCATCATCCTGGTAGCAGCTACCCAGCACACCCACCTGGAAATAGTAGTTATTAGGATCGCTTGTTTCCTCAGCTTTCAGTTGCTCCTGGGTAAGGTACCACGTACCGTTTTTGCCACTCTTTGAGCATTTGGCAAACAGGTAGTAGCCTCCACTCTCTGCCAGGGTGAAATCCTGGGCTGATATGTTCCAGTTCCTTACTCCCTCCTCCTGGATCGTAAGGTGTGAGAGCACACAGCTGGAGGCAGCAAACACATTAGGATTGCCATTCTTGTTTGCCTCCAGGATAGCACCAGTGAGGATAAACTGCTGGCTCTTTGAGCCCACAGTGAGCATATTTGTGTCAATACTGAGAGGTCTGATGTGCTCAGGATCGAAATACCCATCTGTGTCATAGATCATATTCCTCAGCTCCTCAGTGGTACGCCATCCCCTTTTTGCCCTGGTAAGATCCTTAATGCCAGAGGCGTTGATGATCGTCTCATGTCTGCCTACATCTATCACAGCCTGGGTTGCAACAGCTATAGCCCATGTGTCGGAAAGGGTGATATTGTAATCCTGTCTCACCAGGAGGTTACGCTGTACGTTGGTGATCCTGATACTCTTTTCAATACCGAAACGTGTATCACGCACAGGAGCGTAGTCACCGACCTTGAATATACAGGCAGTGGCATCACTCGGAGTATTCTCCATGAAATACATCCTGTCAAACTCCAGGCTGTACTTTGCCTTAGCCTGTCTGATCTCGTTGAAATCCTGTATAGCCTCATACCAAAGATCCTCCTCAGCATCATCCTCATAAGCCTTAGGCAGGTGAATGTCTGTGATCTTATACTGATCTCCCACACCTATACGGAAAGCATCCGTATCTACTGTAGGAGTTACCAGACCTCGCTCATCCTGGAATGGAATGATGGTAAACTTACGCTCTGAGTGATTGTAGCCGTTCTTTAGCTCCAGTTCAAACTCCTGTCCTGACAGCTTACCAGAGATAAACGTGATCTTAGCAGAAACACCAGCGATCAGGTATTTAGTGTTTCCGCTGGCATCTGTCTCTGCCAGGTCAAAATCCATTGTGCTATCAATGAAAGAGTTTACATCCAGCACTTGCTGACCTGTCTGTTTGTCTGTCTTATATGCCAGGGCTGTAACCTCACCTGTACGCTTTGGGTAGATGTTATCGTAAGAGTTGGCATCCTCATCCGTTCCCAGCATTGCAGCCAGTTCAGCATCCTCCAGATACCTCTTTGTATCATCGTCAATACCGATCATTTCAGTACCAGCCTCTACCACCGTTCCATCCCTCAGGGTGTGGGCATGAGCATTGAGCCTCTTAGGATAAGGCAACTGGAGTGCTCCAGCATAGTCCCTGTACTCACTCCTGATATTCTTAATGCCACCCTCTACCCAGAGCCTGGTCTTGATGGTCTTATCATCCACCTTTTCCTCTTTCAGGGTGTACACGCCATTTCCTTTGCCCCACTCAAAGAAATCACCACCACCAGGAGGATTCACTAAGGCACCAAACTTGCCTATATGGATTGTGCGCACACCATTATCCTGTGTGATCTGGAAATCCAGATTGAAATTTTCCTTGCTACAGAGATCCTGGAGCGTTTTCAGGCAGTTCTGCCTGTTGAACGATATAGTCTTTGCCTCAGTGTCTGGGCAATTAGCAACATCGAATTGCCAGATACCATGATAATCCCTCTCCAGGTTGTATATGAGCACCCTCATAAAGTCTTTCATGGTGTATGTGAGAGTAAAAACGCTTTTGTCACTCCTACCGTTTACATCGGTATTCCTGTAGAGCGTTTTCATCAGCTCATAAATCACGCCATAGAATACAGGCTTATAGTTATAGTGGTTATCAGATACTTTCTCCCTGTTTACAGTTGTACGGATGCTGTACTCATCCCCATCAACAATGATCTTATCACCCTTATCAAAGGTGATAAGATCAGAGCTGACAATATCCAGGGTGACAGTATCATCACCCATCAGAGAGACGCTTTGCTGTGCTGACCTGACAGTGCAAAACGGCTCCTGTGAAAACAGAGGGATGGTTTCACCGTTCCTTTTTATTAGTGTAAGTTCTCCCATAGCATTATCTCATTTGTCGAAAACGCCTCAATATCTTCTATTACTCCAGTGATCACGATCTCATACTCACCCTCTTGCTCATAGGTGTGCTCAATGGTGCGGTTAGTACCAGAAACGTTGAATGTGTGTGTACCATCACCCCAGTAGATGTTAAGCAGCTTGGAGCTGGTGACAGTGATAGAGCTGCCAGATCCAGCATTACCCACGTGTTTCAGGATGCGTTTTACTGGCTCATCCTCCACCAGTTTCAGCCTGAACGTGCCTACCATTGCACCAGGATTGTACCTACCCCATTTCTTCTGAGGATCGGCATCCTGGATGCAGACTACCTCATAGCAGAGAGGCTTGGAGATACCAGCGTACTCCACTTTCAGGCGGTGTGTGCCATCACCGTCTAAGGCTGCAAAGAACTCGTTTACCCTGGCAACATACTCATACCTACTCCTTGCCTCAATAAAGCAATCCAGCTGTATGTTACGTTCCTTGAAACGTGGTCTCTGCTTATCCCTGACAATACCGTGGTAATTCTCCCAGTCCACTGTTAAAGCCTCCTTACGTGCAAGCCTACCAGCCAGTCCAGTGCTGCCACTG